GTATTCTTCACGGCTTGTTCAACGAGTTGGTCAATTTCGTTGAATGCGAAAAGGCGTGGATGAACGTTGTGTGGGGCAAAGAACCTGGCAAACGTGGTCTATTTGAAAGATTTCATTCACCAGAACTCGGCATTCAGTATCTTCAATGGGAAATTGACCTTGAGGGTGATGAAAACAAGGCTAATGCTGAGATAGCAAAGGAAACACTTGCACTCTACAAATGGTGGAAGAAAGTATATCTAACTCGTCCTGATCCTATGGATGCATCTGGTTGGTCTACATATTGTGACTTGCGTCGTGAACAAGGTCATGACATTCTTGAACATCATAATAATCGTTCCGAAGATGAAAAACAAAAAGAGCAAATGATGATTAGAAATCTTTTCGAAATAGAAGAAGCATATGCAAAAGAAGAAGAGGAGATGCTTCTTCGCTTGATCAAGATTCGTAAAAGTTTGTGGACATGATTTTTTAAAGGAGTATAACATGCACAAGACTGAATTTACTCAGCGCAGCTATGATGGTAAGTGGGTTCTGTGGTCGTATGAAGTTGATCCGACCATTGATCTTGAGGATTTTCGTGGGCGCGAGATGTTGATTCCCTATCGTTGGGTTCCTCGCGGTGTTTATGACTATTTTGTGGAGTTTGAATAATGGCTAATATTCGTATTATCAAGTTGATCACCGGAGAAGAACTTCTCGGTGATGTGACCGATCAAGGTCTTTCGTATTCAATCAAGAATGCTGTAATCGTTGCACTTGTTCCAAGTAGAGCAAATCCACAGCAGCCGTCGATTGGTTTGGCACCATGGATGCCATATGCTGAAAATGAATCCGTGTTAATCGCAAAAAGCAATGTTGTTTATGAGGCGAAGCCAATCAAGGAGATGGTCAACAACTACAATTCTATCTTTGGTGGAATCATCACTCCGCCTAAGACTCTCCTTGTATGATTCATCGTTTCATGATATCATACAAGAATGAAAAATGATTTCTACACAAATGTTGCTGTTCTCGGGAACAACATTCTTTATCGTGGAATAAGAGACGGTAAAGAAATACGAGGAAAGATTCCATATAGACCTACTCTATATGTATCTTCCAAGAAACCTACGGAATACAAGACTCTCTTTGGTGAGTATGTAGATACCGTTCATCCTGGAGGAATCAAGGAGTGTCGTGAATTCGTTGAACAATACAAAGATGTCAACGGATTCACGATATATGGAAATACAAACTATCAGTATGCATTCATTTCAGATGCACATCAAACTGACATTGATTGGGACATTGAAAAGATCAATGTTGCCATTATTGACATTGAGGTCGCATCCGAGAATGGTTTTCCTGAGCCAACTGCAGCCAATGAAGAAATTACTGCCATCACAATCAAATCTGATGGTAAGTATCATGTCTTTGGCTGTGGCACATTTGATGCATCCACGATAGAATATGATGTTCAATATGTGAAATGTTCAAGCGAGATTGATCTACTCAAGAGATTTCTTGATCATTGGACATTGAACTATCCTGATATTGTAACCGGCTGGAATATCAAGTTCTTTGACTTTCCATATCTTGTCAATCGCATCAATAGAATTATTGGTGAGAAAGAAGTTGCTCGTCTATCTCCTTGGGGACGAGTGAATGATCGCACGGTAACAATCATGGGTAGAACAAATATCGCATACGAAATGCTTGGTATTGCGACGCTTGATTATATTGAAATGTATCGTAAGTTTGCTCCCGGCGGCGTATCTCAAGAATCATATAAGCTGAATAATATCGCAAATGTGGAGCTTGGCGAAAAAAAGATATCATATGAAGAGTATGATAATCTACATCATCTTTATCGCGAAAACTATCAGAAATTCATTGAGTATAATATCCATGACGTTCGTCTTGTGGAAAAGCTTGATGACAAATTGAAGTTGATTGAGTTGGCTCTTACTCTTGCGTATGATTCCAAAACAAACTATGAAGATGTGTTCACGCAGGTTCGCATGTGGGATGCATTGATCTATAATCATCTTCGCAAAAAGAACATTGTCATTCCTCCAAAGAATGATAATGAAAAGAATGCTGCATATGAAGGTGCATTCGTCAAGGATCCGCTTGTTGGAATGCACAAATGGATGGCCTCGTTCGATCTAAATTCACTTTACCCACATTTAATCATGCAGTATAATCTTTCACCTGAGACATTAGTGCAAGCTTCTGACTATACTGACGAGATGCATGGTATATTGCGTAATAGGATTTCAGTTGATGAACTTCTTGCTCGGAATGTAGATACATCTGTACTCAAGCAACTGAATGTCACATTGACACCAAACAAGCAATTCTTTCGCACGGATATTCATGGTTTTCTTCCCGAGATGATGGAACGCATGTATGAAGATCGTTCCGTGTACAAGAAGAAAGCTATTGAAGCCAAGAAAGAATTGGAAACTTGCAAGGACGAGGATATGCGCTACGAAATTGAAAAGCGTATAGCAAGATACAATAATCTTCAGCTTGCGAAGAAGGTGTCATTGAACTCGGCTTATGGTGCGATGGGTAATCAGTACTTTCGCTTCTTTGATATTCGTATTGCCGAAGCAATTACTCTTGCTGGTCAGCTATCAATTCGTTGGATTGAACTACGCATCAACGAGTATCTGAACAAATTATTGAAGACGGAGAATGTGGATTATGTGGTTGCATCGGATACAGATAGCATTTATCTTACGCTTGATGGGATTGTATGCAGATCTTTTGGTGATCGTATCGGATCAATTGAGTCTGCAAAAATCATCGCATTCATGGACAAGGTCTGTGAAACTAAAATTCAACCTTTTATTGATGAAGTGTATCAAGATCTTGCTTCGTATATGAATGCGTATGCACAAAAGATGCAAATGAAGCGAGAAGCCTTGGCTGATCGTGGTATCTGGACTGCAAAGAAACGCTATATCATGAATGTGTACAACAATGAAGGTGTTCAGTACGCAAAGCCAAAGTTGAAGGTAATGGGTCTGGAAGTTATTAAGTCTTCTACACCTGCTGCCATTCGCGAGAAAATGAAGGATGCGATTGAGATCATTCTTCGTGGATCTGAAAGCGATGTACAGAACTTCATTGAATCGTTCAAGAAGGAATTCAAGAATCTTCCTCCAGAAGAAATATCATTTCCTCGTGGTGTCACGGGCATGAAAGATTATAGAGATGCTGGTAACATATACAAGAAAGGCACACCAATTCATGTCAAGGGTGCATTGATATATAATCATTTGCTACAAAAACATGGTCTAGAAAAGAAGTATCCGAAGATTCAAGAAGGTGAAAAGTTGCGTTTTACCTATCTCAGATTACCGAATATCGTAAACGAAACCGTGATATCTTATCCCGGTAGATTGCCGCAAGAGTTTGATCTACATAGATTTGTGGACTATGATACACAATTTGATAAGGCTTTCATTGAACCGCTAAGAGCTATTCTTGACTGTGTTGGATGGAAGCCTTTTGAAGAAGCTTCCTTGACATCGTTCTTTAATTAATGTATAATGCGTTTATATATGAGGAGTATGATATATGAAGAATATTTTTTCTGATCTTATTAAAGAAGCAGGTAATGAGTATGCTGGTCTTGTTGAAGATGGTATTGAAGCTGGCGATGTAACTGGTTATATAGGTACAGGTTCATATGCACTAAATGCATTGCTTTCGGGTTCAATTTATGGTGGTCTTCCAGCAAATAAGATCACAGCACTTGCTGGTGAGCCTGCAACAGGCAAGACATATTACACGCTAAATGTGGTTAAACAATTTTTAATTGACAATCCAAATGGCGGTGTGATGTATTTTGAATCCGAGTCTGCATTAACAAAACAGATGTTCGTTGATCGTGGAATTGATGTTCGTCGTGTTCACATTATTCCTGTGACAACAATTCAAGAGTTTCGTACACAGACTGTAAAGATTCTAGACAAGTATACGGAAACGCCGGAAGCGGATCGTCCGCCTATGCTTATGGTGCTTGATTCTCTTGGTAATCTCTCAACCGAGAAAGAAATCACCGATATAACTGACGGCAAAGACACGCGAGATATGACTCGCTCACAGTTGATTCGTGGTGCATTTCGCGTCATCACATTGAAGCT